CCACCGCCCTCAGCCATATCTTTCTGCAGCTGGTGGATTTCATCAAAACTGGCCAGACTCTTCTTGGCCGCCTTACCCGCTTTTTCAATGGCATCTGCTTGGTCCTCGGTGGCATCTGCCACCGCTCCTGCGCTTTTAGCCATACCATCTTGAGCTTTACGGAAGTCCCCGAAGCCAAGGGACGTAGTTTTTTGTAGCGACTGGTTGTATTTGCCCCAAAGTGCCAAGCCGCCGCTTATAAGCGCGGATATAAGCAAAACTACCCATCCAACAGGTCCTATAGCGGTATACACTGCATATAGTGCTGCTCGAAGTCTTAATAAGGACGCCGTAAAAATGTTAGTGGCCACCGGGGCCAGGGCCATCTGCAGACGATAAGTCCCTATAGCTGTACTAACGGCAGTTAGTAAAGGTATTTTTGTCATTAATTCACCCTTGAGGGTTAATGTAGCTAAGCGCCAGGCTGTAGTAGCAGCCGCGGCCCCTTTGGTGATGGCAACGTAGGTTAGCAATGTGGTGCCGACAAACTTAATAGCTTGCCAGTTCTCCACTATAGCACCAGTAATCAGCTTAAACCCTTTTATTACTACTTTGATAGCATTAGCTATCCCTTGACCCCAGCGTTGTATAGTTGCTTGGTTTGCTTCGGCCCAACTTTTTATGGCACTAAATTGTTCTATTAAGCCTTCCAGCCCTGCTCCAGCGCCAGGTTTTAAGGCGTTTCCGATAGTTATCTTGATATCTTGCAGAGTCTTGCTTAGCATTGCCAGGCGCCCTGCATAGGTTTTGGTGTATTTGGCTGCATCGCCCACCTGGAACTGAGTTTCTTTCAAAATGCCGCTTACTTCAGCTTGTATCTTTTCCTGTTGCGTGAGCTCATTTCTGCTTTTACCAATACTGCGGGCATATTCATCCCACATCTTTGCCACGTTCTTTGTTACGCCGGCATTGTCTACCAGAACGCTGTTTTCATTTTTCAAGCCTTCTGTAGCTGATCTGACGGCTTCTCCCAGAGTGTACGAAGACTGCCGGCCGAATGAAGCGGCGTCTTTCAGCCGGAGCATGACCTGCTTAATTTGTTCATCGTTGTACCCCCGGGCAGTCAGATTCTTATAAGCTGTCACAGCATCGGTGAGAGGTACCAGGCCATCACTGATATATTCCTGGATAAACTGATTAGCATGAGTGAAACTGCGCCCCTGAGCCTCCAGGGTGCTCTGCAGACCCAGCATGGCGCTTTCTAATTCGCTGGCAGATTGTATTGTGGATTTTATAGCAGCACCTATGGTTACTCCACCAAGTATTGCCCCTACGCCTTTCAAGGTCTTATTGATGGTTTGTTGCCAGGCCGACAGTTTACGCTGGGATTTATTCATTTCTTTATAAAGTTGTGAAAAGTCCGCGCCGCTGCGGACCATTAAGTTCTTTACTACTGCCATGCTCTCTCCTCTTTATGACCGTTCCACCTAAGAGGGCATTCAATGCCTTTGCCTTCGCCAGCATTTCCTCGTCGGTCATCCTACGCTTGGGTTTGTCCTCACCCAGGTACTTCTTAATGTCAATCTTTTTTGCCCATACCCAGCGGCTAATTAAATACGCTTGGTACATGCTTTCTTTTTGCCGCTGCTCTTGTCGTTTGGAGTAGCCTTTTACAGCCAGACTTAACTCAAAGGGCGTAATCTCCCAAAACTCGGTTATAGGCACACCAATAGAGGCGGCAAGCTCCATAGCACTAATGATGCTAAAGGGCTCGCCACCTTCTACTCGTTTTTTGCTTCTTCCTTTTCCCCTGGCTTATCGATACCAAAAGCGCTGGCAAATGCCTCGCCCATCGCCTGCATCACGGCAGGGAGGCTGGAATACTCGTCCACCAGATCCATAACCTTTTCAGGCGTGAGGTCTTTGTCTTCATGCTGCAAACCAGCCCATATTATTACGGCAGCATCCTCCATTGTTAAGTTCTCCATGTCAATCTTCGCAACCGGCTTTCCAAGTTTTTTTTCAATCAGGTGCAGGGCCTTCATGCCGTAACGGAAATTTCGCATTTTATCAAGTTCGATTGGGTAATAACCCATAATCATACCCCCTTATAAAAGAAAAGGCAGGATTGCTCTTGCCTTACTTATGAACCTGTTGCCGCTGTAAATGTAGGTTTCCCTGACACTTTGATTGTGCAGGAAAATCCTAATGGGTCTTCAAGATCCGCACTGGTACCAAAACCGGTCACAACGCCGGAAAAGCTCCAGCTAGACCCCTCTGGAAAGACAATCTCAAAAGCTCCCTCGTCACCGCTTTCAAATAGATCATACAGCTCCTTCTGTCCTTTGCCGGCAACAGAGTTAAGGTAACCCTCTAACGACACCTCGCCGGCATCCTTGAAACCGGCGATAAACTCCCTGTAACCACCGTCACTGTCTAAAGTAGTTACATCTATAGTGTCTGCAGATAGTTCTAAGCCTCCTATACTAGTCAGCCCCGCAACAGCAGTCCCGTCTACTGTTAACGTAGTCCCTAATGCTCTTTCTGCCATCGATTATTCCTCCTTAAAGTAAGTTTTGAAACTGATCACCTTGCGGTATAAATCCACCTGAGCCTCGTAAAGCTCAACACCTTCACCCTCAAAAACAATCTCGTCAATAAGAGGTCCGGTGCTTGCTAATTGCCGCCCCTCAAATCCCATCACTAACACCATAACCTGAGCGGCCAGACTTCTGACATCTGCCGCCCGGGCATGGATTACGTTAAGCTCAACTGTCACACCTTTGCTCTTATGCCATCCCTCTAGGCTCTTGTCGTAGTCTCCCAGCGTAGTTGTGTAAATAAGATAAGGTGCTTCCGTACCCTCTGGAGCGCGCATCGGAAACACCTTATTGTTTAAGCTGGTTATGGTCATCAACTCGGCTCGCAATGCCACCTCAAAGGTCATAGAATCACCTCAGCTTGTCAATCTGTTTTGCCAGCTCGTCAACAACTGTCCGCTCAATCGCCGCTTTATTGTCCACCAGGGCATCACGCAAATAATGGAACCCAGGGCTGTAGCCACCGTCGCGCGTGATAAAGCCATATTCCATGCTGGCCGGGTAGTAATACCGCTTACCATCTTTTGTAGTCTTGACGAAGATGTCGTTCATTGCCGGGTCCAGCGTCACTTGGTACACTTTCTTCCCCCGCTTTCGCAGCTTTTCACCTTTCAGGATGATGCCTTCTTCAAGGGCACCAGTGAGAAACGGCGCCTTGGCTTTGGCTGCTTTTAAGGCAATTCTTGCACCTTTCTTTGCTGCTGGCGTAACACATTTCTGCGGGAGCTTGCCCAACTCACGAATAGTATGCTCCAGCTCCTTCATGCCTTCAATTTCAAATTTGACCCGCTTTGCCATTACTTCACCTTCTTGCAGTACATCAAAAGCTCGCGGTTGAGATTCTTGACGTTGATGGCTGACAGGATCTCATAGATGCCCTCGTCATCCTGTACTCGCATTTCATTCTTAACGCCTGGTACATAGTAGGTCCGGAACTTAACTTCAACCTTACTTTGGGCCTGCTCCGCTGCAAAAAACTCATTGCCCAATAGCGGCTCCTTGCTTGCCCAAAGGTTGGTTAGCCCTTCAACCGGCTTCCATTCATCGATAGGTTCACCTTCTGGATCATATCCCGGCTGTAATGCCAATATGGTTATTTTANTTCGCATGTCGGCTCTCATGGCGTCACCGCCTCGGTGTATTCGGCTGACAGAGTAAGGTGCTGTTTAAGCATGATATAGGACTGGTTAAAACGGTCAGCTTCGGGATTATCCCAACCAAAATGGGCTTTGCAATAAACAATAACAGCCCTTTTGATGAGCGGGTCGGGGTCGATGATCTTGTCTGCATGTACTCCCGACAACTGGAGGTCTGCTTTGGCTGCGTCGATTAGGTCTTGAATCTCAGTGTCCAGAGCAGTACCACTTACCCTTAGTGCGTCTTTGACATCATTGAGCATTTAACCACCACCTAACAACTCGATCAGCTCCGCTTTAGTCTGCCGCTCATTGTACTCAATGCCCTGCTCATTCAACAGGGCCATGATCTCCTTCTTGGTTAGTGCGCTTTTATCGAGTCCGTCATCGGCTGTCTCAATCAGTCCCCGGGTCAATAAATCTTTGATACGGTCGGCTTCATCGCTTACAAAAGCATCACCAGGGAGGTAGATCTCCCTGGTGTATTTATCCCGAAACTGCCGCATGACTGTATATTTCATTGGCGGCTACCTCCTTAACCCTCTAGGGTCGTATCGACTACCGTTACTGCTGCGACTACATCACCCTGGTTAGTCTCGATGATGATTTCATAATCATCTTCTGCCAGAGTTGCGAGGTAGGCTGTCTTTAGAGTCACCTTATTGTCAGCCACGGTATAGTTAGTATCCTTCGTCAACTTATTCTCGCCATTATAGACATCACCAATAGTTACTGTGCCGTCACTAACGGCAACCGTCAGCACCACATCCGCGTAACCGTCACCTTCTTCATTGAGGTCGAATGTGGCTGTTTCAGGGCTAACGGTTACGAGGATTTTTTTAACAGCGCAAAGGCTTTAGTGTCAAGCACCGCTCCATCCACGATGGTATAGGCCGCATAATCCACAGTGCGGGCCTTGACCCTTTGCTCTTATGCCATCCCTCTAGGCTCTTGTCGTAGTCTCCCAGCGTAGTTGTGTAAATAAGATAAGGTGCTTCCGTGCCCTCTGGTGCGCGCATCGGGAACACCTTATTATTTAGGCTGGTTATGGTCATTAGCTCGGTTCGCAATGCCGCCTCAAAGGTCATAGAATCACCTCAGCTTATCAATCCTCTTGGCAAGTTCGTCCACTGTTACCCGCTCAATCTCGGCCTTGTTGTCTACCAGGGCATCACGCAAATAATGGAACCCGGGACTGTAGCCACCGTCGCGCGTGATAAAGCCATATTCCATGCTGGCCGGGTAGTAATACCGC